GGTAGTCGCTTCATCAATTAGATGCCCAATGGTAGGATAAAACTTCTGTAGTTTACCATCATCAATAGGGCGAAGTGCTAGTAAGGAATAAAATCCACCATCTCCTAGCACACTTTTCAAAAATGTATTTGTTTCCATAATATCCACCAAAACCGAGAGTCACCACGACAGAGGTGTCGGTACACACCTTTTTCGGATATTATCCTAGTCGCAGTAAAAGTCTTGGTGTTAGTCGTCCCAGTTATCGACTATGGATGCTAAGTCATCTCCACCTTTTTTAGGCTCGGGAGTAACTTTCTTAACAATTTTCTTGGGTTCTTGTACTGGTGCGTCCTCTTCAAAAGGATTCTCACTTGCAGTTGCTTCAAACCCCTCGACTGCAGTAAACGGAGAATCATCTTGCATTGGTTTAAGATCAATAACTTGTACGGCTCTTAATCTTAATGATACACCATTGTCACGCATATTGTACGGAACAAAAACTATAGCCACGTTAACAAGACTTCCGTTAGTTAACATAAAGTCTTCGGGTAACTTAATACCTTTTGCGTCATAGTGCACAGGTTTTCTCGTAGGTTCGTTACCATAAGCACCTTTTAACTTAGCTTTATGTGTAAACATACCATCGTCGTCTTTCTTAAAAGGCATAACAAACTTCTCAGGCCAACTAGATTCTTTCTTTGAATCATAAGCTAACTTCATTTGCTTATATAAAGCTTTTGCTTGCTCTTCATTCATACGAAATTGCAATGTGTAAGCTGAACCCTCATCAGTAGGATTGCAAGGAACAGACCTCTGCTCTGCACTGTCGTACTTATACGTACGATTTATTCTAGGCCACATTGCCGTCACGTTATTGATATTATAGTTCATAGTTAAGTTATTTGACATTCTGTATCTCCCTTACATGTCTTCGTCTAGGTTAATTTGATCTGTGTCTAATGGAATACTATCCACATGCACGACCTCTTCTTTCTGCTTTTCTGCATTAGTTAATGCAACGGCTACATCTTCTACACAAAACCTATAAGTGCTACCTACTTTTATATAGGTGTCTTTAGGAATGTCACTCTGACGAACCCATGCACGTATTGTGGATATTGATACAGAAAAGTGTTTAGCCACTTCTTCGATTGGTACGTATTTTCCAGTCATTATTTCTTCCTTACTACTATTGAATATTCCGTATCTGTATTCAACCCTTTGGGCATCAGATCGGGGTTCTCTTCTAGGAATTGCTTTATGTTAGTTTGATTAAGACGTTTGTCAAAGAACTCGGGAACTTTATTCTCCATGATAAATTCATACATAGAGTCCCAATCACTTGTCCAAAACTTTGTCTTAGTCGTTCTAAAAAACGATCCTTCGGAGGTTCTAGCACTCTCAACATTCTGATTAGAACAGTAGTCAAGCAGTCCTTGTCGAATCTTATCTTGTTGCATAACAAGAATAGAATCTTTCTCTTTAAACTCCGTAGATAAAACGGCACGTGCGTTCCTTATTTTTATAAACGCCCCCGTCAATTTATCCACAGACACTTCGTTATCTTCAGCCATATTGTTCTCCCTTGCGTTGCTGATACTTTATATATAGTGACTACATATTACTTAGTCAAGTATTTCTTTGTAAAGATCGGTAATTTTTGTGTGAATGTTTATTCTGTTATCTAACAGTCTGTAAACGTGTTTTTCTGCGTCAGAACCTTGTAGCTGCACAACTGTGCATTTATGCTTTTGTCCAGACCTGTGCACACGGGCATTAGCTTGAGCATAAGTCTCGAGAGAACTAACGGGAGACCACCACACTACAGTATTAGCGGCTGTTAACGTAACACCATGTGCGGCTGAAGCTGGTTGAATTACCAGAACCCGTGGGCTATCCGTCTCTTGGAACTGTTTAAAGATATTTGTACGTGCTGATGCACTAACACTTCCCTGAATTACTTCTACAGATACTCCATCTTTACGTAGCTTATCTGTTAATATACTTATGGCATGTCTGAAAGGTACAAACACTAAAACCTTTTGGCTTGATTCATCAATGACTTCTTTAAGCACTTTGTATCTATGCTGTATGTCAAACTCTAGAGTTGCACCATCATCAGTGTATACTGCTCCCGCAGATATTTGTAATAACTTGTTCATACCAACTGCGGCATTTACGGCAGTTACTTGTTCTCCCGTAATCTGTAATACTAACTTCTTCTTTAATTGTTCGTAGTATTTCTTTTGCTGACGAGTAAGCTCCACGGCTCGCTTCACGTATGTCATGCTTGGTAAGTCTAAACACTCTTCTTTTGTAAATCGAATCGCAGGTTGCAACACTCTATACACTGTTTCAGTAGCCGTTTCTTTTGGTATCCACTTAAAATTAGTTACCTTAGTCATGACCATGTCTTTAAATGTACCTGCAAACCTAGGAACTGATGTTGGGTTTACTAACTTAGCTAATCCATAAGCATCCACTGGACTCTGAGCGGCAGGTGTGCCTGTCATCATCCACAGCCACGTGTTCTCATGTAATAACTTGTTCAGTGTTTTCCATCTACGGGTCTGTGCATTTTTATAATGCGTAGCCTCATCCACAATAACTAAATCAAACCCACCTTTCTTAATAGTGTCAGCCACTATCTCAACACCATCATAGTTAATGATGACATAATCAGTGCCTTGCTCGATTATGGATTGTCGTTTTTTAGATTCGCCATATGCTACAGCAACTGTTCTGTGTGGGGCGAAGTCGAATAGATCATTTCTCCATGCACTATCCATAATAGATAATGGACATATAACTAAGACACGATTTACTTTACCCTGTTGCATCAAGAAATCTGATGCCCATATTGCACTAGCCGTCTTGCCCGTGCCTTGTTCATTAAAACAAAATGATTTTTGATGTTGTGTAAAAAATAATGCCGTCTTACGTTGATGGTCGAACGGCTTGTACTTACCCGTAAAGGTATACTTCTGCGTAGCTAATCCCAATGTCTTCTCCTTTTGCAACAGATATAATCTGCGTTTTTCGTCACTTTTCTATGGTACAATCACACACCGAGGTTTTGTTTCGGCTTTGTACGGGCTTTAAATTAAGCCTTTTTTGTCTTCTTCTTACCGTTTCTGCTTCTATTCTTGGATGGGCTCTCTAAAAAGTAACCGTCTTTGTTACTGCCACCCTTGCTTAGCATCTTCCTATGGCTCACATCTTTACCTTTTCTTGCAACACCTTTCTTATCTAAGGCTCGTCTAGCTTTCTGACGTTCCATACGATTCGGGTGTTCTTTTCTTTCCACTTGTTTCTTGTATTCTTTTTTGTAAGGTCTAGGTGATTTAGTATAAGCCATTAGTTGCTCCCGTTATGTATGCACTCGAGGACTACACAATGTCGTTTGCATAACCCACTTGGGTGTGCGTTCCAAACATTATTGCTATACGCTACATCCATGCGTGCATAATTAGATAACCATTTTTTCCATAACGCAGGGATCATATCGTCAGTATAGGTTTGTTTTATAAAGTTTTTAGATACTACGAACAATAACCCTGCATTAATAGTTCTTATTTTAGGGAAATATTTAAAAGTAGCAAGTGCCATTAGTTCTAATTGACCTTTATCTGCATATTTAGCAGACTTGCTAGTCTTATAATCCACAATCCATGCCTTATCACCATTGGTAATAACGAGATCAACTATCCCACGCCACCAAACGTGTTCTGACATGAAGTCACACGGCTCCAGGTCCTGTGTGAGCCCTAGCTTCATCTCACAATGTTTCTCTCCGTCTCTAGCTTTAAGAGCCTCAAGCACTGGTTTCATGTAATAAAACTTCTTGGGTACGGGCTTATCGCTACCGATGAACTCTTCAGCCACTAGGTGAGCCTCCGTACCATAACGCATAGCCTCAGTCTCAGACTCAGTATAGTCTTTCAATATCTTTATATGATAAAACTGTTTGGGGCATTGCTCAAAAGATTTAATCCTACTGAACGACCAAGGTTTGATACTCATGTAATTCTCTCATACATCTCTTTTGCTAATTCTAGTCTACCTAACTCTGCACCCGTAAGAGGTTCTTTCATAGCCTCATACTTTCTAATCTCATCATACAAAAACATCTTTATATGTTTTAACTTATTATCTTCCATTACTCACAATCTCCATAAGTTTTGCCCGTGCCCGATTCGCAATTTATAGGCAGACCATCTGCCCAGTCGGGTGTCCAACGCATACATTCTTCTATATATTTCTGTGCATCTGCTACTTCTTCGTCCTTGACACAACACACTATTGAGTCATGCACAGTAAGAACGGCTCGGTGCTTCTTGTTTATTTCTAACATCTGCTCACCTATTATGCAACGTGCTATAGCTTGGCAAACATTCTCTACAACCTTACCACCATATATTCGTGTGCGACCTCGCCTAGTTTGGTAACTAAATTCTATACCTTTCTCGCCTTGCTCATAATCTAAATCTTCGTATCGCATAAGCAATCCCGAGGGTAATCGTATAGCATTTTCTTCGGGTACAGTTCGTAACACTCGACCTCTACCAAGACTAAATGGCATATCATTGCGATGTAACGAAACAAGAATCTGTTGTGCATCTCGCCATAACTTGTTTATCTTCCAATTAGCCTCACGATAAATTCCTATGACCCTCCGTGCTTCCTCTATCTTCATATCAAACCCAAACGTCTTTAACTGCGATTGAAACTTCATTGCACCCATGCCATAGCCAGCACCCAATATCGTAGTCTTCCCTACAAATCTCTCGTCCTTTGTTATGTCTGCCTCATCTTTGCCATAAATACGAGATGCCATCTTTACATAAACATCTTCTCCGTCAGTAAATGCTTTAGTCAAGTCATCTTGTTCGGCAAGCCAAGCTAAAACTCTAGCCTCAATCTGTGCCGAGTCAGCATCTATAAGTGTATAACCTTCGGGTGCGATAATGCTACGCTTCAACTTTTTACCATTGACACCTCTACTGGGTAAGTTCTGTAAGTTTATCTTATCGTCTCCACCCCAACGTCCAGTGTGGGCTGCGTAATACTTGACTGGGACAGGCAGGAGACCACGTTTGGATATGTCTATAAATCGTTGCGTTCTTGTTTCTTCTAATGTGGATTTAGTTCCAAGCCTAGCCATTACTAACGCTTGCACCTTTTCATCGGGGTGAGACTCCAATGCTTTGAATCCCTCATCCGATTTGGCAAATGCAAATGCTTCTTTGCCCGTAGTAAGACTTATCTTCATAGGTGGTTCGACACCAAGTGATTTAAGAACCTCTGCAAACTTAGGGTTACTCATCAATTCTTCTTTACTCACACCTGACGCTGTAAGCAGTTCGTCCTTACTAGCACGTGTTTCTGTGAGGTGTTGTTCTAACATGTCCTGGGCCAGTCCGAGTATAGGTTCTACGAACATACGTAATGTTGCATCTATTAGTTTAAACTCTTTCTTGGGAAAGCCTTTACCCATTATATTAAATAACTTATAGGTTAGGTCTACGTCATTGATACAGTAGTCTCCGTATCGTTCTAATTCTTCTTCGTTAAAGTCTAGTCGTTTCTTTCCAAGGGCATCGATTACTTCTGTACCCTTTTCCCCAATCTTATGTCTTTCTGCTAATGCTTTTAAACTACCACTACTCTCAACACCATGATAAGCACGAGCCATACATAAGGTATCGCCATATACTTTAGGGTGTATGTCGAATATCCAACTAAGTATTGCACCATCAAACATTGTATTATGTGCTACGACTAATGAGTTATCCCAGGGAAACGTCTTGAGGTACGTGGTAAGTTCTTCTCGTGTACCACTTGCCCACTCTGTACCCTGATTGTTTAGCTTAACACTCACACCAATGACCTCAAATCGTGGGTCACGGATGTACTCTTCAGTGGTCAACTTACCTAGCGAAAACTCTTTACTATAGTAAGTCTCAAAATCTAATGTAATTAAATCCATTACACCCTCTCTTCTTTTATGTGAAAATGACAGTTAGGAAACTCTTCGTTCCATTCTTCCAAATAATATTCAGCATCTGCCAAGGTGTCGTAAAAAGCTTCTTGCTTAAATCCTCTATCGGTACTGAGGTATAATCCCCACCTTGTTCTTATTTTCTTTTCTGTCATTACGTTTTCCTCCCAGCAAGTTCTCCTCCACATGCTAGATAACCACAGCCATCTTCCCAGTTATCCATATTACTAGGCGATGACTTAATACGTGCCACCTTTAATAAGTTCATCATAACTGCAACATCAACTGCAGTAACTTCTGTACCTAAATGCACTGCCCAATACTTAGCTATAGTGCTGAAGTTATCTTCCATGTCACCATGGGTAGATGCTCTGTCTTTTGTTACATATTCTTTTGCATTGTCTAGCACACTGCTACGAGTTACTACGTTCTTCTTTCTAGTCATTTTCTTTCTCCCCCAAATTAAATTCGTTTTTAAGTTTCCAAAAAGCATTATCTAATTTTCTAATGTCTGAAAGATAAAGATCATTCATTTCTGAAAGCATATTTAAAGCATCTCCTAAACTCTTATGAGTTTCTTTAATTGTATTTAATTGATCCGTAGTTAAAGATTTCATAGCCTTTGCTCTTATAGCATCTGCTTCATCTCTCAATATTTGCCATTCTGTTTTATTAGTCATTTTCTTTCTCCCACTCGTAATTTTCTGATGGTTCAAAGTCTAAGGGTAATTCTAATTGTTCTTCCAAGTGAGTATTATCTATCGTTAACTTGCACGTGTTACACACTGTCCTGCCGTCTGTAAAAACTATGAATGTCTTACAACTAGGACATAGATCATCTTTCCAACGTATCTTCATACTTTCCTCCTTAATAAATTTAATGCCCCTCTATGCAGAGAGGGGACTAGTAGTACGTACTTCTACGATAAGGTCAGAATCCATTTTTTATGGAGTTAGATTCCCCTTACTGCAGTGGATATCTATGCCATTGTCATACGAGGTCTCTCACTGCTTAACCTCATCATAGTAGTCATCGAACAACCTAGAAATATTATCTAAGTTCTTCTCGTTGATGACCACTGCAATTCCACTCTGTTTCTTTATGTCTGTTAAGTTCTTATCTTGTAGTGGGGTAGGCTTATTGCTCCCTGCTTTGCACTCGATACCAAAGAATATACCTTTGTAGCAACCAACTATGTCGGGCACACCACTCGCACCATAACCACCAGTCACGGGATAAAAGTAATAAGCTCCCATCTCTTTTAGTTGAGCGACAACTTTCTTTTTAACTTTTGCCTCGGGTGTCATAGCCATTATGCTTTTTCCTTTTTATATGAATACCTAGTGCCGTTTGTTGCAGAGCCATGTTTATTTCTATGCTGATTTGTATCAGATGCAGACATTATCTCGGCTAATGGTGATACACCATAAGAGGTGCTTGGAGTAGCATTTTTTACAACCCTACCATATTCTTCTTCCCTCAATGCTACGGGATCGTCTTCAAATGTTTCATCCATACCTAATTCTTTGGGTGTCATTTTACTATTGCGTATTTCTAATCCACGAGTTAGTTCACTTACACCCATGTTTTGAGATATATGGTTACTACCACACATAGTGCATCGTGCCTCTTTGTGTCTTTCGTGTTTGGTATTTTTTAGTCTTGTACCACAATCAGTGCAGTGATCTATATTTCCTTTAGGCAT